CTTCGTAGACCATGATATTGCGGATTTGGTCTTGGTAGCCGTGAGCGTTGTGTCCTCTGTCAGCCCCGATGTCGTTATGTCGTGCAAGGATCTCAGCGTCTGTCTCTAGCTCTACATCTTCATGTGCATCACCGATCTTCGACAGCTTCTTCTCACTAAAGCCCATCTCACGCAGCTCACTGAGTGTCTTACGGCTTCTGTGGGCCACAAAGTTTACGGTGTCTAGGCTTACAGCTTGGCTTTCAATCAAGAACTCTTCTGGCGGTACAGGCTCAATACAGACTTTGCTGACATCTCTTGGTGTAGAGATAAGACCAGACAAAAGACCGTTTTCGTCTTCGTTGCTCTCGACCAGCTCTACTTCATCTTCAGCTAGAACCATGTCTAGCTCATCTTGTGTTAGCTGATTGAACTCTTTGATGTCGTCTTCAAACATCTCCTGCCAGAACACTTTGGCTATGCCGCAACGTGCAACAAGGCCATCGTGAATAACTGACCGAAACACACCAAAACCATCGTTTTGCCTAAACAAGACATAATCAGTGTAGGCACTACATACGTCAGCAAGAACCACATCGTCTGGCCCTTGCGGAGCAAACTTAACGATCTTGTTGCCACTAGAGAAAGTCTCTAGCAGTGCAGCCTTCATTGACTCAACGCTGTCATATACATCTTGGCTGACATAACGGCTGTTGCCATCATGCGCTGGCTTTGGAAGCGTGGCGTTGTAGTAATCAGTGACTTTCTTGCGTTCTCTTGCAAGGTCGCTGTCGTAATAGCCGATTGATTGCCGAATGTTGGTATCTAGGATAGCAACGATTTCATCATCTTCTAGCTTTTCGTAATCTTCTACTTTTGCCATGTTTTAGACCATTTCAACGTATAATTCATTAGGTGTCTCCACAGGTTCCCATGCGCCTTCGTGGACATGGTTCGCCAATGCAAGGCTCATTACACAGTCATCAAAACAAGAGGGTTCAGCTTCCATCGCGCCGCTTTCGGTAACGATGTAAGTCATCATTTCTCGGATTGTTGTCTTATCATTTAGTTCGACCTCTTCTTCGCGCATCGATGCTCGGAGTTGGTCAATAATGAGAGGTTTAGTTTTCGATGTGGTTGTGAAGCCTAGCTTGATGGTTTCACGGTCAGTGAGCTTATCAACGTGAACTTCTGTGTAAAAGTTCGGGTAAGCAAAGTCTTTGCCTAGCCTTGTACAAGTCAGTATGCCGTGGCTGTTGTTCTCGACGATAATAAATGCCTCGTTGTAGAACTCACCTAGCGCATACAAAACTTCCGCAAAGTAATCAGGGTGGACATGACCACGCCATGTTGCGACTTGCCTCTTCTTGCTGTCGAGCACTTGTGCAACTGAGTAGTCTCCATTTCTGATACCCATAGAGCTATCTGCCCCAATGACATATTGCATACCCTCATCATGTTCGTAGTAAGTAGTCAGCTCTCCGCGTATGTTCGGTAAGAACTCATCGCCTTCTAAGGCCAATCGTTCTTTGACATCCTGTGTCTTACCCAGTCTCTTTTGTAGTTGCTCTGGGTTAAACACAGGGCGTCCAGTGGTAAGGAAGGCTTCAGAAGGCTCGGCAGGATATTCTTGCTTGAATAATTCTATGCCGTTCTGAGCGATCTTACGGCGGCGAAACATCAGTTGAGCATCAGACAGGTCGTATAACTCGACCAGCTCTTTCTCCTCTGGTGTTTGCTCAAAGTTCTCTGGTACGTCCTCTGCATATGTCGGATCGACATACCAAGGGATAAAGACAGGTACAAAACCGTTAGTTCCTTCTACCGCGCCTTTCCAGAGTTCATGGTAAATACCCGTTACACCGTTTGCCGTACTTTCGATAAAGATAGCAGTGCCAGCAGTATTCGGGACAGCCTGTGCCAGACCATTCCATATGTCTTGAGCCGTTGATTTAGGCCAGAAGCCCATCTCACTACAGTGCGCGTGGGTGAGCGTTTCACCCCTACCAACTGAGTCACCACCCGCTGTGGCAACGACATAGCTTGAGTCAAGGACATCAAATGATAATTCCCTTCTACTGCTGTACTTCGTATGAGGTTTCAAGATCGGTGGACAGTGTTCGTGCAGTCGCTTCGTCATATCAAACAAAGCTCTGGTACTATCCGCATGGTGTGTAATCACCATAGCTTTACGGGCTTTTTGTTGTGACACAGCGTAATATAAGTAACCGCCCGTGTAGGTACTTAGTCCTTGCTGCCTAGCTTTTAGGATAATGACCCTAATCTTGCCTTCGGCATCAAGTTGCTGTTGTACTGCTTTGTCGAGGATTTGTTGTGCAGGGTTCAACTTCAGTGGAGCAATGTCACCTGCTTTTGTTCTGATCTTTAGTGCGGATTTTGCATAAAAAGGAAAGTCGGTGAGTAGACGCTTACGAACTGCTTTTAGCTTCGGGTGCATCTTCTTCTTCAGCTAACAACGATGCCAAGAAGTCCTCGGCTTTCGCCACAGCTACTTCCGACTTAGCCACAGGCTTCTGCTTGGTGAAGTCTAAGATCAGCCGTGCGGCTGACAGACGTTCACGGGTTTCGCCTTGCATACGCATGACCTCTACGGCAGTGCCTAGAGCTTCCTTTGCATATTCGTCTTCTATTCCAGCTTTTTCAGCCATGATTTCTACCACCTTTACTGCTTCCTTTTTAATCTTAGCCCTCATAGCATCGGCTTGCTCTTTCCGAAGACCATCGGGCGTACCTTTAGGACGACCAGCGTTCTTTCGCTTCTTCAGCGACCACTGTCGTCTTAGCTCTCGACCCTCTGGGGTCTGCATGAGTGTCGAGAAATAGTTGTTCTTGGGTGCCTTCTGGGGATGGATACCACGGCCTGTTTTAGAAGGCGATTTGAGGCGTGGGTTCTTAGGTGCTCCCATTGGTTTCGTAAAACTCAGGAACATCTACAGTTTCTAATAGAAACAGCAAATCGAGTTCTCTTTCCTGTTCAGTCATCTCAGGTTTCAGAGACTCTATTTTATTCATCTCATCTATAGTGAGTGGCCTGTCTTCAACAGAAAACACTAGATCTTCTACTTCATCAAATGCTTTTGTCACGACGGAACTCCTTTGTTTAGTAAGACGTATTCTATCATCTCAATGAAGTCTGGGTCTACGACTTCTTTACGATCCATCCAGTACATTTCAAAGTTCTCTGCAAACCATTCTTGTACGTTTTTGCCAGCGTATTTAGTGGGTGCCTTCTTTGCTTTTGTCTTTGCATATTCTTCAAGAGGAAAGTCGGTAACTCCTCCATCTTTACTAGCAAACTGTTGATGAATGTGATGGCCTAACTCATGGTACATAATTGCACGGGCAGCATCATTCTTATTGTCGAAGAAGTAATAAGTCGATTTAGGAACATCTTTGAAAGAGTCGCCCCATTTCCAAGTGGTAGTTTCCCAGCCTACCTTATCAGCACCTATTTGTTTTGTTAGGTTATTAAAGGTACGAGCATTGAAGTACATGACCCCGTCGCCCATTCTGGCACCACCACCATAAGCATACGGAACCATGCCTCTTATGCGTGGCACATTGAAACGATCACATAGTTCATCTAGTTCTGGTTTTACTTGTGCAATGAAAGAAACTGTTGCGTCATCATATTTAGCAACAAAGTTAGCTTTACCTACAACATTATCTTTAGAAGAGTATCTATATTGACCTTGCTGATTATACCGAAGATCTTTTGCAGCCTCAGCAAGTTCTTCAGTTAATTCTTTGTTTAACTGCTGTCTGGATTTACTGTGTAAAAACGAATTAGGACGATCAAGCGGTCTTAATGGGTCATCTGATGATTGCGTCTGGTTCTGTTGTTGGTTTTGCGTCTGGTTCTGTTGTTGGTTTTGCTGCTGGTTTTGCTGTTGTTGCTGCCTAGCTCTTTGCTGCGTCTCAATTCTCTTGATATACTGACCTAAATACTGCTGTGCGGCTTCGATGTTACCGTTGTTGGCTTGGATCGCTGTAACAGCTTCTTGCAGCTCTTGCTGTGCTCGACCAAGTGGATCAGCACTTAGAACATCTTTTTGAAAGATGTTTAACTTTCCCTTAATAATACCTTTAGTCACAGGATCTAATGTCTGGTCGGCATCAACGGCATCTATAAGTGCTTGGGCTGCTGCTTTGTTGGCTTCGATGCCGCGTTGTATGTTTGCGTTCTCAGCTTGTCCGTTTTTGTAGCGTTCAAACGCTCCTAAATCACGTCCGTTTGGTCTAACAACCTGTGCAGATGATCGGCCTGTGTCTACAGCAGCGTTGATGATTCTTATCAAGTTGCTTAAAGCTGGGCGTCCATCGACTTCGATAGCTCCACCAGATTTTAGACTCTTCAAAGCTGCTTTGGCAGATGCACTGTAGTCATCGCTTTTGGCAAGTTCTTCCAGTACAATAAGCACGTTCTTTAAGTCCATGCCTGTGCCTAAAAGCAAAGTCTGCTGTGGGCTGGTTGGAGCATACTCAGCAGTCTGACGTGTACCGTCATTAAACATTGCTTCGTTTTCTTTACGCTGTGCTTTTGCTGCCGCACGTTTCCGTGCTTCTTCCTCGTCTTTTGCAAGCTGTCTCTGTCGTGCCTGTTCAGCAGCCTCGGCCTTTTTCCTAGCGATCTCTGCTTGTTTTGCTTTGTAAGCTGCAAGTGCCTTAGATCTAGCTGATGCTGTAGCTGTTACGCTTTGGCCTGTCTTGTTTTGGTTGTCGCGGATGAACTTAGCTACACGGCTTCTGCGGCCCGTCATAAAGTCCACAAGACGACCACCTGCCGCCAGCCCACCTTGGATGGCTAGAGACGAACCGCCTGTCTGGAAGGCTGCACCGCCTGTTAAAAGCGGTCTTAGTAGACGCTCAGTGGCGGCTGCGCCTCTGTCGTACCCTGCATTGGAACCTAGAGGCGACAAAAGGTCTGTGTACTGGCTTACACCGCCGACGTAGCCAGCTTTATGAAGAGCTGTGAGTTCGTTACTCTCTAACGCTAGGTTAATGAGTTGCTGGCCTTCTGTTGTGCCGCCCACTAGCTCTTCAATAGCTTGTATTTGGTCATTGGTGGTTACACCTTTGACCTTGTTTCGTGCGTTCTTCAGCCCAAGACGTGCTTTTGCCTTCTTAGCTGCTAATTCTTCGCTGTCAGTCTTCTGTGGCTTCAGTGTTGACTGAGGATCACGGCTTAGACCCTCTAATGCTAGGTCGATTTCACTGACGATCTCGGTATGGGCGTTGTCTACAGCGTCTACAGCACCTTTGCTGCCCATTTTGCCCACGTTTTTAAGGTTAAACCCGTTTCCTTGAGCAATTCTGCTTAATCTGTTAGCTGATGCAGACCGCGCTGCCTCTATTTCTGGTGTAACTTCCTCAGTGGCGAAGCCTGTGACGTTCTTTACGCCTCTACCAGTTGCTTTTGCACCCTCAATAGCTGTGGTTGTAGTGCCACCCATCGTGCCGCCAAGCACAGCAGCCTCTAAACCTCGGTCAATAAGCTCATCTTGCGTATACTGACCGCCTTGAGAGGCCGCACTAGCGGCAATAGCAGCTTCCTGTGTAGTTTCTGTGGCTGCTTCCACGCCTGTTGACCTAAGAATACGACCACCAATAGCTGTTGCAGCATTTGGATTGCCAGCTTTGATAAGAGCTTCGATGATCTCTTCGCCACTCATCTTTGACAGAGCTGAAGATGGGATGACTTTGCTTGCACCAAACTTATCTAGGATACCAACGATGGCACCTGTGCCAGCAGCAACTCTACTGTCGTAGTCTCCTGTCTTCTCCTCTTGCTCCATCGCAGACTCACCTGCACCCATCACGCCTGATGCTACTAAAGTACCACCACCGATCAGTGCGGCTGCTGGGGCTGAGAACGGGGCTGTAATAGCTGCTGCGCCTGTGCCAGCTATAGCCAGACCACCTGACGCAGCGTTCTCCATAGACTTCTCTGCTACCCACCCTAGCGCATCCTTGATGCCGCCTTGTTTGTAGGTGTCACGCAGTGTGCCAGTATATGTTGGCTTGTAGCCGCCAGCTTCGATGTCTTTTTCTTGCTGGGCTACTACGCTCTGTCCATATGCTTTGAGGGCTGGTGACTGTGCAAGATCTCCAGCTACCTCTACGCCTTTACCAAGAAGCTGTTGCGCGCGGTCTACAGAGTAAGCAAGTGCGCCATCACGTTCTTGTTGTGGTTGAGACGCTGTTTCTTGAGATGCTAGTTGTGTGAGTATGGCGTTGAGCTGCTGTCCTGATACATTGTCTGGGACTTCATATACAGAAGAACCAACTTGATACTGAGCCATACGTTACCCTGTACTTACTTTCTTGATCTGAACACCATTAATAACCATTGATCCACCGCTTGATGAACCAGAGCTGTTATAGTTCGGCGTACCACTAGGTCTGTTGCCGTATCCATGTACAATGTCGAGATATGCTTCTCTGAGGCGTAGCAAGTTACGCTTTAGCTGTTCTGGGCTTTGTGATTGCTCGACGTTACCAAGGACGCTTTGCAGGTACATGTTCTCTTTCTCAGAGACGTTACCCAATGCACCGCCTGTCGGTGATGCCTCACGCATTGCTTGAAGTTTATCGAAGCCTACGTTTGATCTGATTGTATCAAGCTGCGCTCGTAAGTTGTTGGCGTCTGTGCCGCCTACATTCGACAAGAGCTTGCCAAACATGCCAGTGGTGTTGCCGCCCACACCGAAAATACGGTTAAACAAACCGTTAGCATCGTCATCGATGATTGGCACTACCTCATCGATTAGACCAGTGACGATCCCTGATGACACTTGTGCAGCATTGTCGTCGCCGCCTTCTTTGCCTTTTGCTTTTGCGGCGGCTTTATCTAGCGCGATTTGTTCAGCTCGGTTGCGGTCTTCGATTGCACCAAACTCACGACCAGCTCTGTCAAGAGCGTTCAAGCCGCCTTGTGACGCACCGCCAGCCATAGCTGTGCCAATGCGGATAAGGTCGCTACCACTGAGACTGCCGCTGCCAAGACCTGCTGTAAGCACAGCATCGTCACGTTTGCCTTGGGTCAATGCGCCAGCTTGCTCTTGCATTTGAATGATTGATGTAGCGTCTTGTGCTCTGGAGCCTTGGTCTTGGAGGACTGGTATGTTTGGACTTGCGTCTCTTTGAGCCATCGCTTCGACATCGAAAGATGCTTGAGGATCTACTGGGTTGTTGTAGGTTGGCGTTGGTCTACCTTGCATCGACTGACCAGCATTGATTGCTGACTGGTTAAACACAGGAGCCGGAGCACCCATCGTAGACTCAGCAATAGTTTCATTGCTATCCTCAGTAGGCATAGACAGCATGGCTTGTGGTGCTGGTGCTGGTGCATTATTAACCATCGCTGCATTTAGCGCACCGTCAACACTGCCAGCAGGTGATGGAGCTTGTGGCAAAGTATTGTAATACTGCATACGCTGGGTGATGTAGTTGTTTATTCTGTCTTCTGGCACTCTGTTGTTACGCATAGTTGCAACTTCTGCTTGGAGTTGCGGTGGTAACTGTGAGGTTCTGTTCACACCCTGTGACATCAGTGCAGCCATGTCATTTGATCCTTGTTGATTTTGTATGTAGCCCATAGCTCTCTTAACGTAGTCTTGGGTTTCTTTAGGCAGCTTGTCGAAGTCAGCTCCTTCAGCAATCCACTTATCTACGTTGCCAGCACCCCAGTTGTAGGCGGCAAGAGAATGTACTGGGTTAGTAAAGTTATGATGCTTGTTCACACCACCAATGTATTGACCCGCCAACTGACGGGCTGACACTGGGTCTTTGACAGCAGACACAGGTATGTTCTTGGGCATACCGTAGCCCATGTTATGCAAGTTCTTTGGCAGGAACTGATAAGCACCGACAGCCCCTGCTCTGCTAACAGCGTTGTTGGCTTTTTCGCCTGATAAGTGACCAGTCTCGCTAAACTGCACAGCGTCAAGAAGTAGGGGTGTGGGAGAGCCATCTAAGTTAAGAAGACCTCTCATCGTTACCTCTTAGTATATGTAAGGGTTGCTACCGCCCGTGCCACCGGCTGGGCTTTGTGCGTATGAGTAACCTTGGCTTGGATTGTACATGTACGGACTTTGCATAGGAGCTGGCTGCTGTTGCTGATTAAACATTGGTGCCAGATAGTTCTGACCAAAGCCAAAGCCAGCCATTGCACCACCCATAGTCGCCATTGTTGGGTCAACCATGTTAGGCTGAACATTTGCAGTTTGGGGTGCTCGACCCAAGATACCAGCGTTATATTTGTTGTACATATCCAACTCAAAGTCTCTGTTAGACTCAAACTTTGCTTTGTCTGCGTTAAGCTGCTGCTGCTGATCTGACTGCATAATGTCACCCGCCGCACCCTGCATCTTGAGTGCGTCTTGGCCCATACCGAAAGCTGTGTTGTATATGTTACTCATCTGCTGATTAGCAGACATCTGGTTATTGAAACGTGCGTCTTGCTCGGTTAGTGAACGGCGCATGAGATCATCTTGGATACCAGCAGCGGTGTCAGAAGCCCTATCCATATAATCACGACCAGCTATAGCTTCTGCTACACCAGCTCTTGAGCTATTAGCGTTACCTGATGCAGATGCACCCATGCCAATATTACGCAATGTGTTTTCTTCTAGGTTTCTGGTGCTATCACGCAATGCACGATCAATAAGCGGCTGTGAGTTATCTAGGGCATACTGTTGGGCAGTAGCCATTCTGTCCTGACCAGCCATGTTATATAAGTCAGCAGCGTTCTGACCAAAGCCACCTGTTGTACCCATTAAGTTGTTAGCACCAGTGAAACCTGTGCCACCGTAATTGTACATATTGTTCATGGTGGCTGTCTGCATGGGGTTCATGCCAGCATAGATATCACCTTGGTACGCGCCTGTAGATAAAACATTGTTTAATGCGTTGGTGCCACCACTATACATATCTTTGATGTAAGGCTGTACATCCATGTAACCCATAGCGTTTAGCTGGTTGGCTTCGCTCATGGCACCTGCTTGTTTCTTTGCAGCTTGGTTTGCCATGTAGCCGCCTACGACGGCACTTCCGATGGTTGCTGTTGCTACCCAGCTCATTGCAGTTTCTCCAACTCTTTATAGAACATTTGTAAATCTGGCTCTTCTAATCCCAGCTCAGTGAAAGTCTCAGCTATGACCTCTGGTTCGATATCTGATTCTTCGGTGTGCTTGGTTAGATGTACTGTTGTTATGATGCTATCCTCGACAGCATAGAAAGCTCTCTTGGCACCGACAGGTGAAAGAAAAGTATGAGGAGCTTTGATGCGTTGTTTGCCACTCTCTGACACAATGATTACCTCGCCCTGCATAAGAAATGCTAAGTGTGAGTGCCTATGTATCTTGCCAACAATGACTACACCCTTTGGTATCAGAAGTTCTCTTGCGTAGGTGCCGCACCCGTACTCTTTGACTGGTGGTGCAAAATGATGCGTAACAGGACATTGATTCATAGCATCTTCAAGTTCACCATCTAAGATGCCATCGTTGATTGCTTGCTCAAGAGCAACAACAGAAGCCTTGAGCTGAACACTTGTAGACATCACACGGCAACCCAAGCTGTTCCGTTGTAAACGACTAGACCTTCATAGCCGTTGCCTAGTGGGTTCCACGGGCTGACTGCGTACCGCACCATGCCTTTTTGTGGTACACTAGGTTCATCCTCTGCAACTTGGACAGCAGCGTTTGCCACAGACCCTATGGCTGCTTCAATACGAGCAAGCTCATCTTGAAAGTATCGTCTGATACCGTCTTCTAAGATCGGATACTGAGTACGACTGTAGTTCTTAATTACTACGTTTAGTTTGTCGTTTAGTGACATCCTTATCTCCTGCCCGTCGCTGTTACCTCTAAGTCAAACCCAGAGATCTCAAAGTCTTTGTTGTCACTCATGCTCACACGGTAAGAAAGGTATCGACCAGCAGATCTACTATCGATCTTATGGTCTGTAGATATGTCGAAAGTGACTGGGGGCTGATAGGTTGGCACAGATCTTGGAATATCTGATGCACCAAACTCAAAGATCATGTTGGTGT